ACCCCCCCCGCCTCCCCCGGCGACCCCCCCGCCAGCCACCCCCTGAGACCTCCTGGGCGCCTCGCCTGAGGGCCCATCTCCGTTCCCTGGTCTCCGGGTAGCACCCCCCCCGCCCCCCTCTCTCAGGGGGGCGTTTTTTTGTTCCCCTCGGCGGCGGTCGCCAGGGGGCCTAGTTGACCTACTTGATGTCAACTAGGCCCACTGACAGCACGGAGTCGACAAACCATCGGAATCAGGTACTCTTGTGTTTGAACCCCGGTCCCCCAAAGGAGGGATGGCATGAACCAAGGCGGTTTCACCTTCTCGCAGGTCCCCAAGGTCAACATTCCGCGGTCGACGTTCAACCGCTCGCACGGTCACAAGACGACGTTCAACACGGGGCTCCTCATCCCCATCTTCGTCGACGAAGCTCTCCCTGGTGACACCTTCTCGGTGAACCTCCACGCTCTGGCGAGGATGGCAACGCCCATCTTCCCCATCATGGACAACATGCACCTCGACTTCTTCTTCTTCGCCGTGCCGAACCGGCTCGTCTGGGACAACTGGCAGCAGTTCTGCGGCGAGGCGCCTTCGAGTCCGGGGACCGGCTACAACGGCCCGAACGACTTCCTCATCCCGCGTCTGGCCAGCGGTAACTGGCAGAGCCTGTCGATAGCCGACTACATGGGGCTTCCGGTGGGTGTGACCGTGAGTGAGGCGTCCGCGTTGTACATGCGGGCCTACAACCTCATCTGGAACGAATGGTTCCGCGACGAAAATCTGCAGGCGAAGGTCACCGTTCCGAAGGGGAACGGTCCTGACCCCATCAACACGTACGCTCTGCTCCCGCGTGGCAAGAGGCACGACTATTTCACCAGCTGTCTCCCGTGGCCGCAGAAGGGCCCGGCTGTCGAGGTGCCCGTCGGTGGCTTCGCTCCGGTCATTCCGGATGCAGCAGGGTCGGGGTTCTCGTGGTCGAATGTTGCGACGAACGGCGGTCTTCCCCACGGGGCCCCGAACGCCGATGCCTCCGGGAACGTGTCGGTGGTGCCGAGCGTCGGCGATGGCCAGCTGGTGTGGGGACAGACCGGCCTCAAGGCGGACCTGTCGAACGCGACTGCGGTGACCATCAACGCGCTGCGCGAGGCCTTCCAGGTTCAGCGCATGTACGAGAAGGACGCGCGGGGCGGCACGCGCTACACGGAGATTCTCCGTGCACACTTCGGCGTGGTTTCGCCTGATGCCCGCCTGCAGCGTCCTGAGTTCCTCGGCGGTGGCTCGGTCCCCGTGGTGGTGAACCCGGTCAGTCAGACCAGCGAGACGACGGAAGCGTCCCCTCAGGGGAACCTCGCCGCGTTCGCCGTGGCCGGCGTCCGTGGCATCGGGTTCCGGAAGTCCTTCGTCGAGCACTCAATCATCCTCGGGCTGGTGGAGGCTCGGCCGGACATCACCTACCAGCAGGGCATGGCGCGGATGTGGACCCGGCGCACCCGGTTCGACTTCTACTGGCCGTCTCTCGCTCACATCGGAGAGCAGGCTGTGCTCATGAAGGAAATCTTCTCGGATGGCTCGGCCACCGACCAGGAGGTGTTCGGCTACCAGGAAAGGTGGGCCGAATACCGCTACTTCCCTTCGAGGGTGTCGGCGGCTTTCCGCACGCTCTACCCGACGGGGCAGACCCCGGCGTCGTTGGACAAGTGGCATCTCGCGCAGTACTTCGGCAGCAAGCCCACTCTCTCGGCATCGTTCATCGAGGAGCCGAGAGACGTCGTCCCGCGCGTGGTCGCGGTTCCGTCGGAGCCGGAGTTCTTGTTTGACTCGCATTTCACCATCAAGTGCGCGCGGCCCATGCCCACGTACTCGGTCCCCGGTCTCATCGACCACTTCTAGGCGACCATGGGCGACTCTCTCGGCGGTGCATCTGTCCCTGCTCCTGGTGAGCAAGGCTCGTCGGAAAACCCGTTCGTGCTCCCCGCCGAGAGTGTCTCGGCGGGGGCCGCTGCGGGGTCTATCTTCCCTGGCGTCGGTACCATCATCGGTGGTGCTTTGGGCGGCGTGGGGTCGGTCATCTCTGGTCTCTTCGGTCGGCAGCAGGCCCGCGAGCAAATGGCCTTCCAGGAACGGATGTCGTCCACGGCTCATCAGCGGGAGGTGAAAGACCTCCGCGCAGCTGGGCTGAATCCAATCCTCTCGGCCAATCACGGCGGGGCCTCGACGTCGGCGGGCGCGATGGCGCAAATGCCGAACCCTCTCTCGGACGTCGGCGCTGGTGTGTCCCAGTCGGCTCGTATGATGGGCATCGAGCTACCGGCTCTCGAGGCGGACATCCGGGCGAAAGCGGCGCAAACGGAAAGCGGATACGCAAACGCGGAAGCTGCCCGAGCTCAAGCGGTCGAGGCCTATGCCCGGGCTACGGCGATTCCGAGCGACGTTGCAAACAAGCAGGCCATCACCGACCGGATTCGGAAGCTGACCGACCCGGAGGTCGGTGAAAGCCTGGCGCGTCAGGCGCAGCTGCGGGAGCAGCTCCACGTGCAACACGCGACCGCCGCGCAGATGGCGGCGGAAACTGCAAACATCCGGGCTCGCAAGCCCCTCATCGAATACGAGTCTTCCAGCGTGAACACCGGCCTTCGTACGGCCAAGAATGTCGCTGGGGTCGTTGGGGAGTTGCTTCCCCTGGGCAAGCCGTTGCGTGCGTTGGGGGGTGTGATGCCTTCTGGCCCTTCTTCTGGCCAGCGTGTGAAAGCAAACCTCAAGTCGTTGTCCAACCCGCCGTCGCGTTCGGACGGTTCAATCCAATGGCCATGGGAGCAATGAAAATGGGTTTCCACCGTAAGCACATGACACGGTCCTCGTCTCGTCGGTCTTTCGGCCGCAATGCTGTCCGCACTCACAAGCGCAATGTTTCGGCTCGCCCCATGCGGGGCGGCATCCGTCTCTAGCGTGCGCTCATGGGCTGCAACTTTCCTCGGCCCGTGTGGAAACGGGCCGACGAGAAATCACGCCATGCGCTTACAGGCGCGCCTATCACCATCAAGAAACGTGGGTTCACCTTCCGTCTCAACGAGGGGTATCGGGAACCACACGCGGCCGTTCCCTGCGGTCAATGCCTCGGGTGTCGCTTGGACTGGGCTGCCGACTGGGCTCTGAGGTGTGAGAAGGAGGCCAAGCTGTGGCCTTACAACTCCTTCGTCACACTCACGTACAACGACGAGGAGCTTCCCATCGGCGCGTCGACCAGGTCGACGGTGTCCAAGCGGGAGTTTCAACTCTTCATGAAGCGTCTGCGGTTCGAGCTGGGCGAGGGAATCCGCTTTTTCGCCTCGGGGGAGTACGGTGACAAGAACGACCGGGCGCATTACCACGCTCTGCTTTTCAACTGTCATTTTCCTGACCAGTTGCAGTGGCGTGTGTCTCGTGGCCACACCCTCTATCGGAGCGCAATACTCGAGCGACTCTGGCCTTACGGATTCTCGACAATCGGCCCGGTCAACTTCCAAACTGCTAACTACGTTGCGCGATACGTTGTCAAAAAGCTTCGAGGAAGCCTCGCGCAACAGCAATACGCTGACCGTGAACCCCCCTTCGCTCTCATGTCCCGCAACCCCGGAATCGGGGCCCACTGGCTTGCCAAGCACGCATCCGATGTCTATCCCACCGGCACCATCGTGTACGGAGAAGGTCGGGTGCGGAGAGCACCCCGGTACTTCGACAAACTCCACTCCCGTGAAAAGCCCGTAGAGGTAGCAGAAGCGAAAGGCCTACGGAAAATCCAAGCGGCATCTGCACGCTCCAAGAGCAACTCGTCTCAGGTACTAGAAGCGCGCGAAGTCAATATCTCTGCCCGTCTCAATCTCTCTGGCCGTCCACTCTAAGTCTCAGTCACTCCGCGTAAACAAACATCAACCTAACGATTCAACGAAAGGTCAAATGAAAATCTTCGCGTTCCACGACATCAAGCTCAACGAATTCGGCCAACCCTTCTTCTTCCAGGCAAACGGGCAAGCCGTGCGCTTCCTCCAAGACCTCGTCAGAGACACCAAGACGTCCATCTCTCAGCATCCCGAGGACTTCCGCCTCTTCGCTCTCGGTCAGTACAACGCCGTCTCGGGCACTTTCGAAAATCTCGCGCAGCCGCTGCATCTGGCGGACGCCGTCTCGTTCTCCGAGGAGTCGAATGTCCGCAAGCTCGGCTAAGACGAACTCCTTCCCTCGTCGCGTGCGCGACCGGTGGTTCGACACGTCCACGGTCGGCACCATCGTCTTCGGGGAGTCACTCACCAAGCAGGAGTTCAAGGACGAGTGCGACATCAACGTCGTTCTCGCCCGCTACCGCGAGTCTCCCCCTCAGCCGTGGGCGAGTCCGCCCACTCTCCGTTACGGCGACTTCGCCGACGTCCCCGACTTCCTCGCCGCGCAGCTCCTGGTGAGGGAGGCCGAGGAACACTTCGCCCGCCTCGACGGGCTCATCCGCGACCGCTTCGAGCACGACCCGGTCCGCTTCCTGGAATTCGTCCATGACCCGAAAAACATCACCGAGGCGCGTCGGCTCGGCATCTTCAAGGACGAACCCCCCCCGCCTCCCCCGGCGACCCCCCCGCCAGCCACCCCCTGAGACCTCCTGGGCGCCTCGCCTGAGGGCCCATCTCCGTTCCCTGGTCTCCGGGTAGCACCCCCCCCGCCCCCCTCT